TATACCGTTGACTCATTACTATTTTACGGCGTTGCATATTGGCGCGTTACATCTTTGTACGCCGATGACGGGCGCCCTAGTGGTTTTGAGTGGGTAGCTAATACTCGCGTAACTGTTACAACTGACCAGTATGGAGATCAAGTAGATTTTTACAGCGTTAATGGTGTACGCGCACCTATGGCAGGTATTGGCAGTCTTGTTACTTTTCAATCTTTGTTACCTGGCGTATTAGAGACAGGCGCACGCACAATACAAAGCGCAATAGATGTACAAAAGGCGGCAGCTGTTGCAGCTGCTACACCTATGCCAACTGGATTTATTAAAAACAGCGGTGCAGATTTACCTGAGGCACAGATTAGCGGTTTGCTGGCTGCGTGGAAAGCAGCACGTGCCTCACGCAGTACAGCATATTTAACTAGCACTTTAGATTACCAACAGGTTGGCTTTAGCCCTAAAGATATGACCTACACAGAAAGTTCCCAATATTTAGCTACAGAAACAGCGCGCTTAATGAACGTACCTGCATATTACATAAGTGCAGATATGAATAACTCAATGACTTACCAAAATATCTTAGACGGGCGCAAAGAGTTTGTAGCATATTCTTTGCAGCCGTTTATTAGCGCTATTGAAAACCGTTTATCTATGGATGATATTACGGCTCACGGTAACGTTGTGCGTTTTGCACTAGATGAGACTTTCTTACGTGCCGATACTGCAGCGCGTTTAGATGCAATAGAGAAGATGCTCAACCTGGGTTTAATTGATTTACAGCAAGCGCAAAGTATGGAACAGCTAAGCCCAATGGGCCTTAATGAAGGGAACGGCACTAATGATCTTAACGTTTAGTGGCAATATCGAGGCAGTAGATAGCGGTGAGCGCCGCACTATCTCAGGCAAAATTGCACCGTATGGCGAAATGGGATTTACAAGCGCGGGTAAAGTAGTTTTTGCTGAGGGGTCAATTAGCGCACCTGAGCCAAGCCGAGTAAAACTTTTAATGTCGCACGATAACTCAAAACCCGTTGGACGTATGCAGAGCATTACCTCTGCTAAAGACGGTTTATATGCAAGCTTTAAGGTGAGTGCATCCTCACGTGGATCAGATGCAATTTTGCTAGCCCAGGAACAACTTATGGACGGCTTATCCGTTGGCGTTGAAGTTACAGCGTCAAAGCCCCAAAAGGACTATCTCCTGGTCACCGCTGCTACCTTACGCGAGGTATCACTCGTAGAGAGCGCTGCTTTTGCAAGCGCTGCGGTGCAAAAAATTGCTGCAGCTGCAAGCGATATGCCAGTAACCCCAGTAGAAGCGGCAGAGTCCACAAGTACAAAGATTACGACAACTAACACCGTAATAAATACAACCACAACCGAAACCGAAACCGAAAGCGAGGCCGCTGTGACTACAGCCCCCGATCAATCCGCACCTGAGGCAGTAGATGCCACAGAGCAGGCTGCACCTACAGTAGAGGCAGCTCGTAAAATCATCCTACCAAGCGCGCTTAATTCACAGCGCGTACGTACACCAATCGTAAGTATGTCAACATACACAGAGCATAAAATCAAAGCTGCACTAGGTAGCGATGAGTCAAAACTATATGTAACAGCTGCAGACGATAGCTTTGCTACTAACCCTGCATTTAACCCAACTCAATATCTAAGTGAGTTTGTTACTAATACACGTTTTCCAAGAAGTGCCATAGATGCCTGCAGCCGTGGAGTTTTGCCACCAACAGGCACCACAATTAACGTACCTTCACTCGTTGACTCAAACGGCGGCCTAAACGGCGTTGCACCTACTGTAACTGTTGAGGCAGAAGCAGGAGCCGTGTCTAACACAGGTATGGTTACAGAATATCTAAGCGGTACTGTTAATAAGTACTCAGGTATGAATACACTCAGCGTAGAATTATTGGAACGCACAAACGATCCTAATTTTTACAACGAGCTTACAAACCAGCTACAGGTTGCATATATGAACGCAACAGATCAAGCTGTAATTACTGCAATCAACGCAACAGGCTTTACTAGCACAGGCGTAGCAGCTACAGCGGCAGGCCTTATCTCTTACACAGCTGAAAGCACAGCTAACGTTTACAAAAACAGCGGCTACTTTGCGCAAAACTTTGTAGGCAGCACAGGTATTTACAACCTACTACTAGGTGCAGTAGATACAACTGGCCGCCCAATTTTCAACGCTTACCAGCCAAACCCTTCATCTCTAGCTAACGCTGGCGGTATGGTTAGCAATAATTCCGTACGCGGTAATATGCTCGGATTAGACCTGTACGTTGATCGGTTTATGACCGCTGGCGTAGCAGATAACTCAGCATTTATTTTGGCGCCTGAGGCATTTACTGTTTATGAAAGCCCACAGGCTTATATGTCAGTTAATGTTGTATCTAACCTTCAGGTACAGATTGCAATTTATGGATTTATGGCAACTATTGCCAAGATTCCACACGGTATCTGCCGCCTAAATATCGCGTAATAACACCCACTAATAGTTTGGTAGGCCTCTTAGCCCTTTGAGGCTTACCAAACCTAAGTAAGATAGGAGTATAAAAGTGCCAGCAACTTACGTTACCGCCGCAACTCTCAAAGCGAGTTTAGGCGTGGGCACCCTTTATGACTCTTATACGTGGATAGAGGACACCTGCCAAACTGCACAAGATCTAATAAACGGCTTTTTATGGTTTGACAGCGCGCCCGTAGTCGGTACCGCGTTGGTGTCTAATGTCGCTACAGTTATGGTTGCCAACCCTGGCATCTTTACTACGGGCCAATCAGTAACTATTGCTGGGGCTGGTTCAACTTTTAACGGTACTTACACAATTACGGGCACAATTCCATTTTCTACAGGCACAGCTAATATCCTGCCTGCATTTAATATGCAGCTAAATTACTGGCAATTCCCACAGGGCTATAGTTTTATCCAATATGCAAAAGTAGCAGCAGATCAAAACTTTAGGCGCGTACTGCCTTACGGCACTATGACAGGTGACGATACAAAAACCGCTACCTACGCCAATACCCCAGCTATTAACGCTGCAGCTTTAATGCTGGCAGAAAATATCTGGACTTCACGGTTTAGTACACAAAATGGCGGCACTAGCGTGGACGGCTATAGTTTAAGCCCGTTCAAAATGTCAAATACTTTAATGGCATCCGTACGAGGCCTCTTAGCCCCGTATCTTTCACCTGCGGGTATGGTCGGCTAATGCCTGCAGCTATAACTACCTTACGCAGCACAATAGCTGCAGCCCTGGCTAACCCTGGCGTATGGACGGTATTTAATTACCCGCCTAGCACAATGCAAAGTAGCGCTGTGGTGGTTGCCCCTGCGGATCCATATATCACGCCGAGCAATAACTCAAAAGTAAATATATCGCCTATGGCTAATTTTAAAATTATTATGACCGTGCCTATGTTTGATAATGCCTCAAACCTTATTGGCATAGAGGACACAATAGTAGCTGTGTTTACTAAACTAGCTAATAGCGCAATTGTATTTAATGTTACTAGCGTGAGCGCGCCTAGCGTATTAAGCGTTGCCGCAGGTGACTATCTAACGGCAGATTTACAAATAAGCATACTAACGAGCTGGAGCTAACTAATGGCACTTACAGATGAAGAGAAAGCATTTTTAATCAAAATTGGCCAAGACCTGCCAAAAGAGATTAAAGAAACCCAACCAAAAGAAACAACAACACAGAAAGTAGAGGAATAGCCCTAATGGCAATTTTCTTATCAAACGGCGTAGTGGCTACTCTTAACTCAGTAGTGCTATCAGACCACGTTACAAGCGCAACAATTAACCGTAGCTTTGATGAGCTAGAGGTAACAGCTATGGGCGATACAGCGCATAAGTTTGTTAAGGGCTTAGAGGCCAGCACGATCACTTTAGACTTTCTAAATGATGATGCTGCCTCAGGTGCAGGATCAGTACGAGCAACGCTACAAGCTGCTTGGGGTACAACAGTAGCCCTAACGCTAAAGCAAACAAGCGCGGTAGTTTCAACAACAAACCCGCTATACAGCACAACAGTTTTGGTTAATAACACAACCGACATTAACGGCGCTGTAGCTGACGAGTCAACACAGAGCATTACGTTTACTTGTAATTCACCAATCGTAGTAACAACCACACCATAACTAAACGGACAAGGGGCTAACAATGGCAAAACTTAAAATAACAAGGGCAGACGGCAGCGTATCGGATCATCAGATTACGCCACGTATTGAGTACGCCTTTGAGTTATATGCTAAAAAAGGTTTTCACAAAGCCTTTAGAGATGATGAAAAGCAAAGCGATGTGTACTGGCTAGCCTGGGAGTGTTTACGCACAAGCGGGCAAACCGTACCGATGTTCGGGGCAGAGTTTTTAGACACCTTAGCTAAAGTTGAG